TAGTTACTGCCCTTAACGGTCATAGCCATGCCGCCACGCTTCAGACCGCTCTTATCTTCCACCCTGTCCATCAATTCGTCTTCGGTCATAGCGCGGGGTTTGCGGGTAGTCATGCCAGCAGTACGCTGGCGGTGTCCCAGAATGGTCTGGGCATCATTCATCTGGTCCAGATACTTTCCTTCGGCAGAAGAATTGACACCCTTCATATTGCGGGCAGCTTCAGCCGCATCCTTGGAAATATACCTCAGTTCCGCATCTGATTTAGAATGATACGGGTGTCCCGAAAGGGGGGTTCTGCCACCACCGGCCTTCTTAGCCGTGCCGCCCTTCTTCAGCTTCAGTTCCGAATGCTTGCCGCCGTGTTCAGCCTTCTCATGCTGGCGGAACGCCTTCTTGATCAGCTTCTTGTCCTGCGCTTCGTCAACCTTGCCACCAGCCTTGCGGCCCATACGCGCGGGCGGAACATACGCTTCGCCTCTGGGACCGGTGACCAGAGGGCGACGGCCAACAATGTCTTCGCTGCTCGCGGGCAAACGGTCCAGAGGGCGCGACGTAGCATTGCCACGGCGGACCGACTCAAGAGCGTTCTCAGCCTGTGCCGCCTTGCGGGCCTTCATCATCTGCTCAATGCGGGCAAAGTCAGCAGCAACAGTGCCGCCTTCCTGATAACCGCCGCAGGCCTTACCGCCACGCTTGTAGGGGTTAGGCTGGTTGGTCATGTTCAAGCGAGCGCGGGGAACGATGCCCAGACGGGGATCGCCAACCGGGGCGTTCATGGAGCCGCCGTCCATCTTGCCAGCGCGGCCACCCTTATTCAGACCGCCAATATGGGGCCTGCCAAACTCAGAGGCATTGGCCTCCTTGACGTTGCGATTGACCTTGGCGTTGATCAGGTCGCTGATCTTGCCGCCGTCCTTGCGGGCCTTGCGACCGGCGTTCGGCGTACTGGCGCAGCCTTCGGCCTTCATGCCGACCTTGCCGCCACGCTTATAAGCGCGGGGAGAAATCGGACGCAGGCCAGTCTTGGCCCCCGTGTTCATGGGTTCTTCAGGCTCCCAGCTAGAGGCGTCAACCTTCTTGTGGGGGTCAGTCGTAAGGCGCTTGGCCTTCTGCTTCATTGCGGCCCGTGCGGCCTTTGCCATCTCAGACATTACAGTTCTCCTTAGAGGGGTTAATCCCGACGTTGATGTTGCCTTGCAAGAAACACGGCAGCGGGCAACGTCGCGCCGGATTTGGATGTCAGTTTAAGAGCCTGCTCGACAGCAGAACTTCTGGCAGGAGGTACGAACCCGCCAGTTTTCCGAGGGAGGCCCTTGGAAATTGTTTCCCGCATTGCGGGGGTGATCTTCAGGGAGGGTACAGCCTTCAGACCCTTGTAAAGCAGATCACGGTGGGCAACGGCCTCCCCATGCGTATTGAATGGACCGGCCTCCATGTTTTTTGCGTCCGGGTCATCCCGCTTATCGCCAGTAGCCACATGGTACTTGCCCGTTACCGCGTGTTTGTAAACATCAAGATCAGCTTCGTAGGGCTTAACTTTAATGTAATCAGTGCCAAACTCAGCGGTATGTCCAATGGACTGCAATATTTTCTCAAGCCGTGACGGAACAATTTCTCCGTAATACTTGGTCATACCTTTCAGTCTTTTGGCGTCATTCTCTTCATCATCTTCTTTATACCGTAGCGCCTGCTCTTCACCGGGCGTCCAGATTAGCTTGTCATGACCACCGCGAGCGGCCTCTATCAAGGCCCGCTTCAGAGCAAGATCAGTCCACTTATTGGTAGTACCAACATAGGGGCCTTCAGGAGTTTTAGCTTTGAAGCCGCTATTAAACTTATCCATCGCAACATTGTATTTGCTCTCCGCCACTTGAAGCTGGTCAGGAGGAGCGCCAGAGCCGTGAAGGTCTAAATAGTTCTTATGAAGGGCAAGCATTTCATCGCGTAATCCGCGCAGTTCTTCGTCAGTCTTTTTAAACCCCCGCTTGCCATCCTGACCCCAGTCGCTCTGCACCTCTTCTAGATGGAGAGCCTTCTCATTGGTCTGAGGCAATGTCCGGTCAGACATGCGGAGATGGGCTACGACATTGGGATGATCTTCCCAATGCAATGTTCTGTACCCACCCTGTACGGTGAACGGATCATCGCGCCGTACTGTTCCGCCAATTTCGTTTGCCCTTGCCGCAGAACTTTCCGGGTTGTCGTATGTGCTATCAACATGCCCGTCGGCTCGAATAACTTTGTGCCGATACTCGGTATTTATTGTGGGCGGCAAGTGCAGCAGGACTTCGCGGTAATTCTCACCGCCGGGGATGGTGTACTTATGGTATATGGTAGGTTCTCCACTGCCGCGAGTGTGGAACTGACCTATAAAATCTGGATCAGTTGCTTTTTGTTCATCAAAATCTTTTTGGGTTTCTTTTAGATGCCAATTTCTAATTTCAGAATTAGCCGTTTTAAATTCTTTTTCATCTTCAATATCGCCAGATTGCGCTGCACGTTCTGAGGCCCGTTTTTCTAACCACGATGAAATTTTTTCTTTATCTTCTGTAATTCCACCCTTGCCGCCAAGCTGGGTCTCTTCCAGCTTCGGGGCATTGGTCTGGAAGTGCTTAACCAGATCGTCCTTTGACACAATTGGCTGACCGGCAAAAGCCTGATCTGCACCGGACCACTTCATGGTCTCCTGTGTACCCGGAACCTTCTGGACCATAGACATCATCTGCTGCGGCGTACCCTTGGCCTGCGGGATGCCCTGCGCGGCCTCTGCAGCGGCGTTGTAGAAGCCAGATTGGTCTAGCTGGCGGTCACCTTCTACAGGCCCGCCATAGGCGTACTGGGCGGGACGCTCGCCCTTAGCCAGCGGGGCAGATTCCGGGCCATTGAATATGTGGTAATTATGAAACTGCTGCGCGGCGTAGTCTGGGTGGATTTTCTGCCGCCCGTGATTAACTGCGCCGCCGTCAGCCCTGCCCTCACCGCCTTGCGGGGCGATCTCCACCCTGTAGTTGGTCGGGAAGGTAGGCCTCGGGAGGGATTTACCATCTTTTTTCACGCCGGGGCTTGGACCCTTTACAGGGGTCTTGGTCGGCAGACCGGTCCTTTTGTTCGGGACCATCTGAACTTGCGGGTCGTAATGAACGACAAACCCATTGGAGTCCTTGTAGGCGTTATCCTGCTTGCCCGTTTTATTCAGGTTTTGCAGGCCAATGATAACCCCATCGGAACCTTCAGCCTGCTTGTCCAAGGGCCTGTAGTCGTGCGTCGTACCGTCTACAACCCGGTAAGTCTTATCAGTCTCCCGGTCGTAAACTTCCCTTGGGAGATGCTCCTTATGGCTAAACACCATCGCAACATTGCTGCCGGTATCTAAGCGTTGACGCATCTGTTTCCAGTTTTGATGCTTGTTCTCTACGCCCTCGGTCAGGCCATTGACGGAAGAGTTCCCGCCACCCGGCTGGGATAGGCCAGTAGACGAATAGGTGTAGTGGTGATTGGGGGCAATCGGGTCGTAGTTCATCTTCGTGTAGTCGTAGAAGTCTACGTCCGGGTTTGCTTTGATCAGGGATTCATGCACCCGTGGGTCAATGTCTGAGAGGACGTTAAGCCGGACCGCCAGCCTATTACCCCGCATGGCGGCTGCTTGTTTGGCGTTCTGTATTTCGCCGTGAAGCTGTACGGCCAAGGCCCCCGGCTCGCTTAGGAAAGCCTGCGTCCTGTTCTTGCTGTTCTGGCGGGGCCACCAATCTTCCTGAGCGTAGTTGCCAGACGTTACGCCTAAGCACTCGTCCTTACAGATCGCACTATTGGGGCAGACCTTGAACTTGTTATGCTCATAGGCCGGGGCGAGCGGCATACCTATGGTTTCAACACCAACACCACCCTCCAATTGAAGGGGGGCCTGAGCGTCATATCTTGGACCAGCCTCATACCCTGCGCTGGCCTTTTCCAGCTTGGCGTTCATGGTCAGGAACGGCTTCACAGCGCCATTCTTTTCCCGTCCAACATACGGGGCCAGCTTGTTAGCTGCGGCCTTGGAATTGGCTACCTGCTGCATGTAGGGCAAAGACAAGTGCTGTTGGAGCGCGTCGGTAGTCTGGGCGGCTAGGTCCTTTGACGTAATCTGCTTGTCCGGCGGGGTAACCGCAAATTCGTATTGTTTGCCGCCATAGGCAAATACAGTCTTGGGACCGCTAGTTACTGGCGCTGGCATGGGCGCGACATCATCAATCCCGCCGCCGTCAGCCTTGCCGACGCGCCCGCCCATAGCCTTGGCGATCATGATGGCCTTACGGGCCTCCTTACATGCCTGCGTCCTGCCGCCAGTAGCGCGTTGCATGGCTTCACCACCAAAGAACCGCCAGATAGGATTCACGATGTTACTTGCTCCCCAGTCAGTCACGCGCCCCTGCTGGGCGACGGCATTTAACCCTCGGTTGCCGGTGTCCCCAGCCTGCGGGATAGCGTTCGTTCCGGTCAGTATGGTGTTTGCAAGATACCCCAAGGGAGCAAGAGGGGTTGCCCCTAGAGCGGAGAAGCCCGTTTGGAGCGCATTGCCAGCGGAAAAATTGTCCGGGGCAGAGAAATAAGAACTTTGCTTACCGGGAAGTGAGTCACCACCAAGGCTTCGCGCCGCGCCCATACCCTGCGTTTGAGCCGCTTGCGTAACTGCGTCCATGCGGGCCTGATTTGCATCTACCGGAGCAAGCGCCCCGATATTTTCCGGGCTGTACATGCTCTCTATTTTGGAGATTGCAGCGTCGGCAGCAGCCTTTTTACCTTCTTGGTATGAAGCATTTGCCTGAGCAATGCCGGGGCCTTGGCTGCTACGCTCCGCAGCCCTAGTGCCAATCTCACCCGGCATCACATTGCCGCCAAGCGTATCCATCCCACGGGTCCACGGATTGTTAAGGATGTATTCGTCGCTAGGGCTACCGAGATCGGTATTCTTCATATTCTCCCAGTCACGGGGGTCCCAGCCAGAGGGAACGCCGTCAGCACCCGTAGTCGGGGCAGCTTTGGCCGGGGCAGTCCAGCCTACCGGGTTACCGAAATCATCAACAGGGCGCGACCGTGCGTAATCAAATCCTTTAAACTCCGGGGACCAAGGCTGAAGTTCTTTGATATTAGACGTAGGACCGTATGCCTGCATAAGAGACCGGGTTGCATTAGGGTCTCCGCCATCGGCTATTGCGCGATTGTACTCGCTTAGTTGGTCTATAGTAGCGGTTGGGAATTGCTTTTTAAGCGCAGTAACTTCCGCAGACATTGGAACAACCTTGGGCTGGACCCCGACAGCCGCCAGCCTCTGGGGGAGCGCGTTAGGTGTGTATGGGGCGTAGCCAGTACCGCTTACCGGGCCAGACTCCTGCATCCGGGGGATAGCAGCCATCATGGTCTGCGTGGCCTGTGTGTTCTGCGGCGCTGACAGGGTGGGCATGGCCTTCATGCCGGGGAAACCGCCTACAGGGGCAGCAATAGGACCGCCTTCGGCCTTGGCAATGCCGCCCTTAGCGTAGCGGTTCTTGATGTCTACATGGCTTGGGTCGAAAACAACATAGTTGCGCGTTCCTTCTCCCTTGGCGCGAGAACTTTGATCTAAGTATTTAATGCCGGGGATACCAGCATCTTGCATTTTTTTGGAAAGCGCCCGCTGCCCTGCGAGGTCCGTACCATAATCGGTCAGGGCGCTGTGCAACACGCTCCCGGTCGGCTCGCTCTCTTTATTGGGAAGCGTCCCATCCCGCCACATTTCAATTTGTCTCCGGGTGCGGTTTCCCGGTTTCAAATGAGACAGGTCAGCGTTGCGGGCCATGTCTTGAACGATTAATGGCTGCTCACTCAGCGGCTTATCCCAATCAAGAAAATGATCTGGATGCGCGTTGATAGCGACTTCATACATATGCCCAGCTTTAGGCACATTAAACTTTGAGCGGTCTAAGGAGTTTGCAAACTTTGTATATTCAGGCCATCCAAAGTCTTCAGTATTAGCCTCAGATATTGCGTTGTCGGGATGCCAATTTGTCATTAGCTTTTCCCAGAAACCAGCCTTTGCATTTAAGCGAGACATTTCAGGGCCGCTAATCCTTCTGCGGTCAGCAACATCTTTTGCAGCCATAGCCTCATTATAATGATGCGATATTGGCTTTCCGTCATATGTTGTCTCATCTGGATCAATGCCGGAATTAACATACCTATATGTATTTGCTACTTCTGGATTTTCGGCAAAATAATGCCCATGCCCGTAAGCCTGTGCGCCCTCGCCCGATCCAATAAACTCATCCTTATATCGGCCAAGGGGATAATCCGGCTCTGGCTGTATTAGGTTAGGGGAGCCTTGATAAGCCTTAATTGGCATTACGACCTCCCGTAAATATTGGAGTGCCGTGAATTTCCTCACGAACATGAAAGCCGGGGATGCTCAGGGCAGGATGACGGGATTTGACCTCCCCGCCTTCGGCCTTGGTGATGTCAGGGTTAGACGGGTCAAACTGGCCGCTGTTGCCGGTGGCGGATTTGATTTGGGCCGGGTTTGACAGGGCAACCCAAGTATTGCCTCCGATACAAACGCTGTCATGACCAGCTTGACGCAATTGATCAAATAAAATGCCCTGACCGCGCTTATAATTTTCTTTAGCTAAAGAATATGTCAGATCGCTAAATTCTTTGGGGTCTTCGTAAACTTTAGGGTTCTTGGCGCTTAGGTGAACCGGAACAACGCGAGAGGCAGTATTTGTAGGCGTAATATTCCACCCCCAGTCCATCTTATACCCTTGGCTATCATTATCTTTGGCATACGATGATGCAGCATCCGTACTTGTCGTAAACCACGCGCCGTTTTTAGGGATATTAAACTTCTTAAAGTCGGCGTCCTTGGATGTACCATGATACAACACTGGCGGAGCCACACTGCCTTCCATATGACGCGCAAGGTTAGCCTCCCGCTCAGGATGGCCGGGGGGCAGATACCCGCTGGATACCGGCCCCTTGGCAATCATCAATGCTTTGCGGACATCCTTGGACATTACTGGTCCCTAGGGATCAGGCCGGGGGCAAGACCGGGCTGCTGTTCTTCAGGGCCACTGATGTCGCTCAGGTCCTGAATGGCCGGGGCGATCAGGGGCTGGATCACATCTAGGCTCTCAGGGTGGACCGCGATGTTCTGGGCCAGATCAATCAACTGGACATGCTCCTTGAACTTGCGGTCCTGATATTTGTCTTGGGCCTCAATCTCCTTGTCCTTCATTGCGGCCTGTGCCTTCATCTTGTCGATCTCGACCTTGGCTCCCTCAAGCTGCAACTTCTGAGCATCGATCTGCGTCTTGGCCTCGTCCGTCTTGGCCTTGGTCTGGGCGTCCAGCATGTGGGCGTCAGACATTGTTTGAGCGGCCTTGGCGTCGGCCTGCATCTTGACCAGTTCCGGGGGCGGGTTCTGCTGGGCAGAGGGCGGCGCAAGGAACTGGCTGGGATTGCTCCAGCCAATGGCCTGTAGCGCGGCGGTATCAATGGCGATGGGGTCATACAGCGAGGGGTTAGCCTGCTGAAGCTGCTTCAGGGCCATGACCTTCATCAGCCGCTGGACCTGCGAAGCCGTGTTGGGATCGGCCTGCGGGATCAGTTCGTAGTTCTCCAGAGCCGTCAGGAACGTCTTCTCGTCCCAAGGGGCGGCAGGCTTCTTATTCCGCTGCCAGAAGCTGTCAGGATGCTCCTTGAAGCACTCCTTCAGAAGCTGGAACTCCTCAGCCTGAGCCGCATGCATACGCTTATGGACCGAGTTCAGGACCTTCTGGGACTGCTCGATCTGGGCCAGCGTAGTTCCCACAGGAGCGTCCTGACGGCCTTCGCCAACCGCCGCCTCAGACGTACCGCCCAGCCGCATACCGGTCTGGGCCATGTTGTCCACCAGCCCCATCAAAGTTCCCGAAGGCTCTTTGTACGGCAGGGCCATGATGGCCTGATTGATCGGCATACCGCCGGTCTTGACCAAGGCACCGCCGCCGGGAGGAACCCGGAAAATATTAGTATTCTGCCGCGCACCAGTGTCAGACATCAGGAAGCCGGGGAAGTTGGCGTACATGCCAGCGTCCAGCAGTTCGCGCCAAGCAGCCGTGATGGCGTTGGTCGTATTGCCGAGAATGTGCAGCAAGCCAATGTCGTAGAAGCCCATACCCGGAACGTAGGTGTATTTCACAAAGGTCTTGCGGGCCTCTGGGAGTTCCTGCTGGTCCTCATTGTAGTTGCGGACAACCGACAGGACCTTCTTGGAGGAAACGTCAATCGTCACCCGGTACGGGATTTCGAGGCCGGTCTCCTTACCGCGCATCTTATGCTCGTAACCTTGAATATTGAGTTCGCAGTTACACTCGTAAATCTCGCGGTCCCGGTCGTTCGGGTTCATGCTGTCCGGGGCGATACCCTGCACAGACAGCTTCTCGCGCTGGAGGCTATCCAGATTGCTCATGTTTGGGGTGGACAGATCAATGTCCCGGTACACGCCAAGTATCTGGAGGCGCTTAACCGTCGAGGGCCGCTGATAGGACCGGTGCGTAATGCGCTTGGCGTTCTGCAAGTCCGTCGCGTTGTTGTTGACGATCAGGTCATCAGCATCGACCGTCTCAGAGACGGGCCGGTTCCGCAGGGGGCAGAAGTAAACCTTCTTAAATGCCGTACCGCCGAAGCCCAGCATGAACAGCATGCGGTCGGTGTCGGGGTAATACTCTGTGGCCGTCGAGGTCAGGTAATGGTTCAGGTCCCGCTCGAACGCCTTGGCAAGTTGATCTTCTTGCAGCGTCGCGTTGTTATCGTCGTTGCGGATTTTCACCGGGCCGTCAGTCGGCAACATTTCAGAGCGGGCGTTGGCCTGAAAGCGCAACACCGCCTCCAGCAGAAGGGGGTGCCGCACCCTGTTCATGCCCTCGACAGGCGCTCCTTCTGCGGAGCCGCCGAGGCCGGGAATTTCAATCTTGAGTCCAAGCAGCTTGATGCCGGTCGAATGATCTTCGATCCAGTCTTTGCGGCTATCAATGTCATCAGAGATACCGCGCAGCAGTTCGTCCGAAATGCGGTTCAGTTCAAGTTCGGGAATGTCATCGACCAGATTATCAAACCAGCCGGTCGGACCTTTAGCTTCGTCTTCTCCGGTAAGGGACTTGCCGTCTAGGCTGATCGTGATCGAGCCGTCGTCATGCTCGATCTCCAGAACCTTGCCATCTTCATTGGCAATTTCCTTATCGTCGCCCTCGATGATCTCGACAGTGGAGTCCTCTCCCATCCCTTCAAATTCAGGGTCAGGTTGAACAAGCCTAATGGACGGAGACAGCCCCGGAGTTAACGCCATGATCTATTCCTTGCGGATATTTGACCGCAAGATACCACTGGTGTGGTCTAGAACAAACCATGAACATTAATATAGAGGCACAAGATCGCGCCCGCGATGCTGCATCGACTCTTGAACCTGAGCAACCATCTCCTGCCCGCGCGTCAACATGCCAAGGTCGCGCAAGTGTCGAAGGCACATGCTCACGGTGTCCACCAGATCGTCATGCTTACCCTTCGGGAACGTCCCCACCTGCGTCATGACCGTATCGGCCCACGACCTGTCCGGCGCATAGACCATCCCCTCACTGAACAGATGCTGGACCGAGTACAGGCGCGATAGCTTGTCCTGAGACTTCGGGTCCACCAGTTGGACCGCCCAATCCTCATGGGCGTATAGCCGCCGGATTTCCTGCGCGACCGAATGGCCTGCCGCCTTGTTCTCGATGATCAGCTTATCGACCTTCATGGTCCGGCAGGTCTTGGCGACCTTCTCGACCAAATCGTGCAGTTCCAGCCGCTCCTGCCACCCCTGCATAAGCATCGCCTTTGGGGACTGCTGGGCGTAAGACCGTTCCGTATCAGTTCCGCCCGCCTTGACATTCTGGGCCACGACATCCCCGGAGAATACTCCCCAGACGGTCATTGCTGAGTAATCGTTCTCGCTCTTGGTGGTGTAGGCCGTATCAAGTGACGCGATCACATAGTCCATCGGAGGGTAGGCTTCATGCGGCCAGAGTTCCCACCAGTCCCGCTTGATGATGCCACCGCCCTTGGGTTCCGGCCTCTGCTGTAGCTGACCAGCCGAGGCCCACGGGCCTAGCGCGGACGCTAAGGATTTGATTTCCGCCGGTCCAAACCGCTCCGGCCAGAGCAGTTCGCCCTCCTCTTCGCGCGGGTCTTGCCAGCCGATAGTGGTCACAAAGGACCGGGACTTCTCGAACTCCATCGGCAGGCACAGGTGGGTCCAGTCACCGGACTGCTTTTCGAGGATATGGCCGGTCAGGTCGTTCTCCGCGAGGCGCTGCTGGATCACTACGAACGCGCCGGTCTTAGGATCATCGAGGCGGGTGCTGAGGGCGTTGTCCCACCAGTCAATGGTTGTCTCAATGGTTGCTTCGCTAAAGGCCTCAGCCGCTGCGTTTGGATCGTCTACCAAGATGCAGGCACCACCCTCCCCGGTCAGGGCCGAGCCGACCGAAGTGGAGAGCCGGGTGCCTCCTTTGGAATTATCGAACCTTGATTTTGTATTTTGGTCGCTTGTGAGGGCAAAACGCGAACCCCAGAGGGACCTGTACCATGGACTTTCAATCAGGCGGCGGCACTTCACAGAGTCGCGAATTGATAGCTGTTGCGCGTAGGAAGCCGTCAGGAACTTAACCCCCGGCCCGGAAGTTGGGCTTATCTGCTCCTGCGCCCATACCCACGCGGGCCAGCAACAGGATGTTATAGTTGATTTACCGCACCTAGGAGGCACGTTGATAATCAACCTGCGTATATCTCCATCCGTCACAGCCTGAAGGTGTTCTGCTATAGCCTCTATTGCCCAGCTATCCGTGAAAGGCGACGGGTCAATGGTCTTCCACGCATTCCGCAGGAACTCGTACAGGCTTTGCTCGTTCTCATATTGGTCTAGCAGACGCAGACTTTCGTCCGCATTTACAAGCTTGCCGTTAAAATCCACTAGCATTTGACACCCACTGTTGTGGCCCGCCCTAGCCAGCGGGAGCAGCTAGGGCAGGCCTTGCCGACAGCGGGAAAGGGGCCTGCTATCGGCCCGGACTAGATAACACACAAGTTACTCTTAATCATCCCGCCAGCTTTGCTTTCCTTTAGGGAACACAGACCTGCGTTTCCATTCATTCATATCAGGAAACAATTTAACTACACCTTCGGAATACTCTGCTAACTCATCGTTGAACATTGTTGAATGATTTATTGCGGCCTTTATTTCTGCCAAAAACACTTTGGTAGCATTAACAATTATTTCTTGTGATTTTAGTTCTTCTGTTTCAAGAAAGATTTGGGACTTCCATCCATTGATGTCTATCGCCATTGCACTTGACTTAGGCAATTTAACATCACTCCACTTAGGAATATTTTCCGACATAAATTTTCCTCCGCAGACAAATACAGGATTCACGCCTTGCTCTTGGCCTCGATCAGAGCCGCCCTGAGAGCCGCCCTAGCCTCCGGGGATAGGCTGGACGCATCCAGCACAGTAGCCTCTATCGGCCCGCCGTCTGGGCCGGAAACCTCGGTCTGGACCTTATCGCCATAAACTTTTGGGCTGATCTTGCTGGTCAGCCATTTATAGGCTTGTAGCTTAATCGAGTCAGCGGACGAATTTTCCGGCTTTGCCGTCTGGGCAATCTCATGAATTTTACTAGCCATGAAGTCTGCCAATCCCCCCCGACCCATACCAATCATGTCTTTAAATTCAGGATATTTTTTCATCCAAACATAGACGGTAGTGCGATGCGGCATACCCGGCAGTTTACAGACACTGACAAGATCAGAACCGTCAGACATCGCTTCAAAGATGAGATTTCCTATGTCTTTTGTGTATATCGTAGGTCTTCCCACATTTTTGGGTTCCGCAGCTATTTCAGGACTATCTGTCACCTTTTTCTTCCTAGGCATTCTTGTTCACCTTTGTTCTCGACCGCTTATACACCGGACGGAACTTCTCGGACATAGTGATCAGGACCGGGTTCTCCAAGAACAGGTTCACAAGGATCGCCACAGGCTCAGGGATTGCTCTCTCCCCTGCCTCCCATTTACGGATGGTACGGTCCCACTTGAGACCTATGATTTGTGCGAGATCAGCCGTTTTCAGGTCGCCAAGTTTGGCGCGGGCGGATTTTAGCTGCTGGGGTGTCAATGTGCTGGTCCTGCCAAATAACTCTGCCGGATGTCGTCGGGGACGATTAAATCGGGCGGGTATCTCCAACCCAGTTTGTTCCCGGCATTTGCCTCAGATATGGCCTGAGCCACCCTGTCCCGTTCGGCGTCGCATTTTTCCAAAGCGTCTAATATGTCCATAAGTTCCTTGGGGATACTCACTTCAGCACCACCAAGTTTTTGCGGGGTGCCAAACCGAGCCTGCCCTCGAAATCCTGCTGTGCAGTCCGCATGGGCCAGCCCTTGTTGCTCGACGGCTTAGGGTCTACCGGCTCCCGCATCTCCCATACCCTGTCCAGATACGCATCCAGACCGTCTGCGGCCAGAGTTTTTAAGAACTCTCTTGCGTCCTCGATCATCATGCCTGCCCCCAAACATGCGAGGTTATCATGCGGATAATTACCCATAGTTCGTACCCCAATATCGCCACTAGCAGCACATACAGGAGGGCCGAGAAAACCCGCCTCACGGCATCAACCAATATAGCAGTTGAGCCAGAAACATCATCCCAGTGAGCAGCGCACCCAGCAGTACGCCCCCGACCAGCATGCTGATCAGAGCAAATACGCGCGGGAATTTTTCCTCCGGCGGGATGTATACCTGCCCCGGCTTAATTCCGTAGTTCCTGCTCATTTGCGCCCCCTGCACATGTAGCAATCCCAGCAGTCCCACCAGCGGGACCCGGACCAGCGGGCCGTTGACCCGTGCGGTAGGCCCACTCCGCACCTGCAATTCGTAGCACCCGGCAGCGACCGGAGGCGTATCACCTTGAAATTCATCATCTATCTCCACTTTAGGCAGCAAAACGCCGCCAATCGACCCGCCCTTTATGGGCCAATTGGGCCGGTGATGCAAACAAAATAATTTGCCCTACCCCCATTCCCCCCCTTTACATGCGGCCCAATGGGCCAATATGATCCCTGCATCAGATCAACAGGGAGATACTCAATGACCACCACACGCGCCAACAAGTACTTCACCGATGTCCTCGCCGCCGCCCTCACCGGGTTCACCAGCAAGTCCGGCATGCAGGACGCCTTGGACACCCTGAACCGCGCTTATGACGAAGGCTGTAAGGACGCCATCCAGTCGAAGCTGCTTGATACCCGCGCCGAAGGTTGCCATCTGACCGGCACCAATCTTGACCTGTACTACGGCCTCCCTGCCCTGCACGTTTGGAAGCCCAAACACGCCGCTCTGTACGCAAACTTTGCCGCCGAAGTTAAGTTCGCCAACGAATGCGCCGAACTCCGCGCCAACATCAAAGGTACCCCGCTGGTTGCAAAGGCCCCGACCAAGGCCGCAACCCTCAAGGCGGCTCGTGCCGCCGTCGCCAAGACCTGCCAGATTTGCGGTCGCCCGATCCTCGCGGAAACCGGCGTCATCGCCCACCACGGCTACCAGCGCCCCGGCGAAGGCTGGCAGACCTCCTCCTGCTTTGGCGCTCGCCACCTGCCGTTTGAGGCCAGCAACGACCGGCTGGGCGAGTACATCGCCATCGTCCAAAAGCAGCTTGCCGACCTGTTCGCCAATCACACGGCAGTGTCGCAGGACACGATGGACATCCGGGTGACCTATTGTGACAAGCAGTTCAAGACAAAGGCATTTTGGGCCAACATCACGAACTTCGCCGCACAGGCCGCTGAACACGCCGCCAACACCCGCTTCGGTCGCCTCGACCGCACCTACGCCAGCGCCAAAGCCGCGCACTTGGCCCGCATGACCCAGCAGATCAAAGACACCGCCCAGCACCTCAAGGACCAGCAGGCCCGGTTTGACGGGTGGAGGGCCGCTTGACACCCTCCCGGCCCGTCTGTGGGGACTTGTTATGTGACAGGGGCCGGAATGTAGGGCTTTGTTAAATGACAGGGGGGGGTAATTCCGGTTACCCCCCCCTTTAA